CCTGCACACCCTCGACGATCCGCTGCACGATCGGAAGCAGCGTCTCCCCGACGCCGCGCAGCGTCTCCTTCAGTTCCGCAAGCGCCTGCTGAAACTTGAACCCGGCAGTGTCCGCCGTAATGTCGAACGCCTCGTTGAGCACGCCCGTCGAGTCCGCCATGCCGTCGAAGATTTGCCGGGTCCCCTCGACGTTGGAACCCATGAGGTCGACGACACCGGACAGTGCCCGGATGTTCCCGAACACTCGGGACACGCCCTCCTCGTTATCGGCCAGCGTGTCCGTCAGCGTCTCGAGGACCGACAGCAGGCCGCGTTCCCGCAACTGCTCCCGCAGCCCCTGAGCGGACAGGCCGTAAGCCTCGAGTTCCCGGTTCGCCTCAGCCGTCGGCTTCATCAGCGCCGACAGAATCTGCCGCAACTGCGTTGCCGCCGTCTCCGCATTCGTACCCGTGCGCGACATCGCAGCGAACGCCGCACCGACCTCGTGGAACTCCACGCCCATCGCAGACGCCAGCGGCAGCACCTGACCGATGGACCCGGCAAGGTCCTGCGGCTCCAACTTCCCGAGACGGACCGCGTTCGTCAGCACGTCCGTCGCCTCAGCCGCATCCAGCACCGACGACCCGTAAGCGTTCACCGACGACGTGACAAGGTCCGCAACCGTCGCCGTATCCCCAAGGCCAACAGCCGACGCCTTCAGCGACGCCTCGAGCGTGTCGATCGCCTCCGCACCGCGCAGACCCGCAGACGTGATGAAGAACAGCGCCTCAGCCGCCTCGTTCGACGACTTGCCGAACTGCGGGCCGAGACGAGACGCAGCCTCCTCGAGTTCGCCAATGTCCTGCGCGGCCACACCGACGAGACCCTGAATCTTCGCAAACGAAGTCTCAAACTCGGTGGCCGACTTCACCGCGACGAACCCGACCGCCGCCAGCGGCGCAGTGACGTTCCGGCTCAGCCTGCGGCCCGCGTCCGACATGGCGCGACCGGCCAACTGCATCTGCGCGCCCATCGCCTGCAGACGCTGGCTCGTCGTGTCCGCATTCTTCCTGAGCGTGTTCAGGTCAGCAAAGGACTTGCGAATGTTCCGACCGTTGTAGGTCACCCCGATGTTGATGTTCACACTCATCGGGCACCCCTCGCGTTCAGACGAGCCTGAAACTTCGCCTCGAACTCACGAATGATAGCCACGACCTGCTGCGGAACCCGGCGCGACGCTCGCGCCTTATCCCACGCCGCCCAGATCAGACGCTTCCGCACACCATGACGGCGCTGCACGTTCCGCACCATGTTCACATTCGACTTGCCCGACCCCATCAGTTCGTACACCGCACCCGCAGGATCAGCGTTACGAATGGCATACGCGCCCTTGAACGAGTCGCCCCGCCGCTTCGGACGGCCCGCGCCCATCCGAATGCCACGCTTGACACGGGCCGAGTCCCACTCGAGCCGCGCATAGTCCCACCGCTTCCCGTGCGGCGAATAGGACTCGCGCGACCGGGGAGCGTTCACCGACTGGTTCCACCGGGACAGCGGCTCGGACGACGGCACCATGTTCTTCGCGTCCGAGATGATCGGCTTCAGGACCTCACGGACCTCAGCGTTCATCTCCTTCAGCAGTTCCGGCGCAAGCATCCGCATCTGACGGCGCGTGTCATCCAGCCCCGTAATGATGACATGGTTCTGCTCAGCCACGACGACGTGCCGCCTTCTGCCGTTCCTTGTTCCGATCCGACAGCACCTTCACCATCGCACGGAACACCTCAGGCGGCGCGTCGAGCAGGTCGTTGGGAGCGATGCCCGTCGCCACAGACAGTTGCGCCACGAGCATCGTCATCCCGTTCGTTACAAAGGGCGGTCCACCTCGACCACCTCGACCGCCTCGACACCATCCAGCCAGCCGTCAAAGGGCTTCACAACCGCACCCGACGCCGCCTGCGCCTTCCACGCGAGCCAGTAGAGGTGCTCCATGCGCTGCTCGGTCGTCAGCGCCTTCGGCATCCCCATCTTCCACTCACGCTCGAACGCAACCTGCACCTTCGGGCCAACCGTGTATTCGCTTGTCTCACCCGAATGGGTGACGCGCAGGGTCAGGGAAATCATGCACCAGTCCCCTTAGCGATCTGCCCGACGACAGGCCACGTCACGTCCGCCGTGCTCAGGTCCCCGACCGCACCGTTCAGCGCAGTCCACTCGGTGACCAGAACGGTGCCCGAGTAGCGCGGCGCGGTCCCGGCAGCCGCGACAGCGGTACCGAACGGCGCGATCTCGAACGACGCGGTGCCGCCGACGAGCGGGCCGATGGTCGCCTCAACCTCGCTGGTGGCGAAGTCCTGATGGAACGACAGCGACAGGGACGAGTCCTCGAGACCGGCGACACGGGTACGGCCCCCGTCACCGAACGCGGTCGTCTCCACCTCGTCGTAGTTCTGCGAAATCTCAACGCTGGCGACGTGGTCCGACAGGTCAACCCCGCCGAGGACGACGCCGACATCCGTAAGGACGATGCGTGCCATTATTCCTGCTCCTCCGGCTCCTCAGCCGAGTCGTCGCCAGCCGGTTCCGGCTGAACCTTCATCTTCCGTCGTGGCCCGTCCGCCTTCGGAGCGGGGTCCTGCTTCACCACCGGCGCAAGGTGACCGCCCTGCACCAGCGCGTCGATGTTACACCCTGCAAGGTCGTCCGCACCCAGCACGGTGCCAGCCGCCCACGCAAGCCTGCTACTCGTAACCTGCCAACTCATGCGACAACCTCCACGGTGAACTGAGCAGAAAGGTACAGCACCTCGCCCACCGGCAGCGACGCATAGTTCGTCATCTCCGTCACCCGGCAAGTATTCGCCACCCCACCCAACGTCCGGTCCGCCTCAATAGCAGCCTTCACCGAAGTCGCCCCGGTCAGGTAGCCGTCAAGCGAGTTCTGCGCCGAACGGTCATCCGCCCGCGAGACGATGAGGATGACGGTGAAGTAGAACGTGTCCGCACCCCGGCGTGCGTTCAGGTCGTAGGCGATCCGCTCAGGCATCACCACCGCGATAGGCGGACGCGGGTTGTCCGGCACCGTCGACGACGTTCGCAGCCCCGGAATGGCAGACATGGACGACGCGAGCGCCGTTCGCAGCGCCGACACGGACGCCATCAGTACCTCACACGCCGGTACGGGTTCAGCAGCATCAGCACGTCCGGGTCGCCCTTGAACGAGACGCGCATCGCCCCCATGTCCCCGAACCCGGCGATGCCGAGCGGCGCGTCGTAACGGGTGAACAGGCGCGACGCCTGCAGGATCGTCGCCTGCGTCACCGCGTCGGGCACGGCAGGCCAGCCGAACGTCGCCTCCACGCGGACCGTCGCACGCTTCTCGAACGCGACCGGCCAGTAGCCGTCCTCCTGCGGACGGATGCGCGTGTACGGATAGTCGTTGCCGAACGCGTCGCCGTTGACCGGCTCGAGTTGGTAGTCGATGGACCGCAGCGTCTCCGCAAACGAACGGTCGAGGTCGTCGTCGATCTTGATGGAGACCACCGTCGTCAGGTCGTCCACGATGAGCGGGTCCATCCGGCCCGTCGGCACATAGTCCTTCGTCGACGTTCCCGACGCCACCGCGAACTCGCGCCCGCAGTAGCCGTCGACCCACCGCGACGCAGCAGTGATGGTGGTTGACAGCAGCGTGTCGTCCACCGTGTCAGTGATCCGCAGCGCGGCCTTCACCTGCGCGAGCGTGGCATAGTCAGCCATCACCTCCATCTGCTCCCCCCACAGACGATGATGCGAATGCGCGTCCACCGCGTCCCCGTTCGCAGGCGGGTAGTAGCCGTCAAGCCGTTCCGCACCGTCAATGACGCCGCAGTAATCGTGGTTGACAGCAGCGTGTCGTCCACCGTGTCAGTGATCCGCAGCGCGGCCTTCACCTGCGCGAGCGTGGCATAGTCAGCCATCAGAAATCTCCGGGCCTGCACAGTCTACCGACGCTGCTCCCAGCGGTGCCCCTCGAGGCCGAGGGTCGCCCACGGGTTCAGCGAATGAACACTAACGCCATGCGACCGGAACAGGCGGGCAGTCGCCTCCATCTGCTCCCCCCACAGACGATGATGCGAATGCGCGTCCACCGCGTCCCCGTTCGCAGGCGGGTA